CCGACCGAGGAGTACGCCGTCATCATGGACGGGACGCCGAAGAAGCGTGCGGACCTGTACACGAAGATCAAGGACACCCGGCCCGACTACGTGATCATGGGATACCCGAACGTGGTCGACGACTGGAACAGTGTGCGCCGGATCAAGCCGGGGGCCATCGTGCTCGACGAGGTCACGGCGATCAAGACCTTCAAGGCCCAGCGCACCCGCAAGATCAAGCGCCTCACGGCCCCGTTCCGCTACGGCCTGACCGGCACGGCGGTGGAGAACGGCAAGCCCGAGGAGATCTTCTCCCAGATGCAGTGGATCGACGACTCGGTGCTGGGCCGCTTCGACCTGTTCGACTCGACCTTCATCGTCCGCAACGGCTTCGGGGGAGTGGTCCGCTACAAGAACCTGGGCGTGCTGCACCAGAAGTTGAAGGACGCCATGGTCCGCAAGACGGCGCTGGACCCCGACGTGGCCCCCTACATGCCAGAGTCGGTGTCTCGCAAGGTTCCTGTGACGATGGACGCCAAGACCAAGAAGGCCTACAACGTCCTGGTGGCCGACCTGCTGGAGCAACTGGCAGCCGTGAAGCCGGGCTCGGGCGGTGACTTCGACGTCTTCAACCACTACCACGGCAGCGGGGACTTCGACGAGAACACCCAGCAGGGCCAGATCATGGCGCGCATGGGGGCCATCGACATGCTCCTGAACCACCCGGACCTACTGATCAACTCGGGGATGAACTACCAGGAGTCGGAGAAGCAGCGCCAGGCCGGGGTCACCAAGAAGAACTGGCCGGGCAGCAAGTACGCCTACGAGGTGTGGCAGAGCGGCCTGCTCGACGACATCACAACGACTCCGAAGTTGGACGTCTGCATCGAGGAGATCGAGGTCATCCTGGGGCAGAACCCCAAGAACAAGGTGATCATCTTCAGCGTCAACCCGGACATGCTCGAACTGATCGACGACCGGCTCCCCGAGGGGCTCGCCGTCCTGTACCACGGCAAGATGAACGCCGGGCGCAAGGCAGCCTCCGCAGCCCGCTTCATGCAGGACGAGGACTGCCGGGTGTTCCTCTCCAGCCACGCTGGCGCGTTCGGCACCGACCTGTACATGGCCAACCACCTGATCAACTACGACCTCGCCTGGTCGTCCGGCAAGCAGGACCAGATCAACGCCCGACACGCCCGAGCGGCCTCCACGTTCTCCACCGTCTTCATCCACAACCTGTTGACAACCGGCACCACGGAGGTCCGGAAGTACGCCTCTCTGGCCCAGAAGCGCCGGGTCGGAAGCGCCATCATGGACGGTAAGGGTGCGGATGATAAGGGTCGGATCGACAACGACCTAGAGACGCTCACGGAGTACCTGAAGGGCCAGCAGGTCTGAGATCCTGGGGGCATGAGAGATCCGCTCGAAGTCATCCTCGCCGAGGCTGGATCCCTTCCGCCAGAGGAGCAGGAGGACTGGGATCTACCGCCACTGCGTGCTCCGCTGACCCGTCTGGCGCACGGCGGGAATTGATTCCCAGAACCGGTTGACAGAACCGGAACGTAGCAACTAGGTTTGCCTCACACCCACTCGTGAGGAGCCTGAGATGCCCAACTTGAACTTCGACGTCCGGATGACCAACTCGGCCAACACCGTCGGCGAGAACCGCTCCGTCGGGGTCCGCATCGAGGACCGCCTCTCGGGTGAGGTGATCGTGGACATCGAGTTCACCCCTGACCAGTTCGTCGCCCTGCTGTCCAATGCGGGTGTCAAGCAGAGCGGCTTCACCACGGGTCACCCCGAGCGCGTCGGCAAGGTGCTCCGCGTGGAGTCCTTCGAGATCACGCGGGAGATGCTCGGCGACGCCAAGTACGGCGACGACAGCGAGGCCGTGGCGCAGAGCCTCGCCGAGGAGCACCTGTCCGTCCTCAACGACACCACGCCGGGCCACCGGCTGCGCTACGTGAGCCGGAACAACGCTGGCGGCTTCAAGGCCGTCTTCGACCGCTGGGAGAACCCGACCGAGGACGACCTGGAGAAGGCCGCAGGTCGCCGCTACTGACCCACACCACCACTAGCACCGGAGGATCACGTGAACGTTGCAACCATGCTCGGAATCACCTGGGACGGCGTACCGGCTGGCCCGTACCGACTTCAACCCCACGCGGTCAAGATGGCCGCGAGCAAGGGCTTCACGCGCGAGCAGGTGCTCGAAGCAGCGAACACGCCCTCCCACACGTACGCCAACGGTCGCTACCCCGGCCAGTTCCGCCACATCAAGGGCAGCGTCTGCGCCGTGGTCAACCCGGCGACGAAGAGCGTCATCACGGTCTACCTGAACACCCTGGAGACCGAGGTGCGGCCCGACCAGAAGGATCCCGACGCTGTGCGCTTCGCCAGTCGGAAGTCGCTAGCAGCCGGAAAGGTGTGATAGGTTCTGGGAACCGGTTCGGGAACGCGCTTCCAGAACCGTCCTGCCTCCTGCTTCTACCCCCTGCCTGATACCAGAACGACCGAAAGAGAGAACAGCGTGACCACCACCATTGACCAGAACACCAAGCCGGTCCGGCGAGTTCATACGAAGGGCCCTCGCGTCAGCAAGGCGGGCGTCATCGCCAAGTTCACGCAGTGGGCCGTCCTGAAGCACGAGGTCACCGAGACCACGAAGCGCCAGAACAAGTTGCGCGACGAGATCTCGACCTACCTGGAGGCCAACGGCTACCAGGACGACAAGGGCTCGTTCATCATCGACCTGCCTGAGCCGCTGCTGGCCGGTGGCAAGACCTACACGGCCATCAAGCGTCAGCGCAAGACGTCGCAGTTCTTCAAGGAGGACGAGGCGACCGCGCTGCTGGAGGCCAAGGGCCTGCTGGCCGAGGCGCAGACCACGCTGACCTACCTGGACCAGGACAAGGTCTACGTCCTGAACCAGGAGGGCAAGATCACCGACGAGGAGATCGACTCCTTCTTCGGCGAGAACGAGTCCTTCGCGTTCACCCCGGTGACGGAGTGACGACGGAGGCCCTCGCCTCCTTCCAGCAGATCGCCCAGGAGTACTACCCCGGTTCGTCGCGCCCGATCATCAGGCACCCGAACCGGAGCAGGGACACCGGCCCCGAGGTCACCGCCTCGTGGGACCGGAAGCCCCGCACGTACCCCGTCGGCGGCGTGGAGCGCGAGTTCTTCACCATCGGCCAGTTGGCTGAGGCCCTGGGCCGCAAGCCGGTCACGCTCCGCAAGTGGGAGCGCGAGGGGATCATCCCCAAGGCCACCTTCCGAGCACCGAGCGAGCACGTGCAGGGCGTCCGCCGCCTGTACTCCCGCGAGCAGGTCGAGGGCATCGTCAAGATCGCCAAGGAAGAGGGCGTCCTGGTCTCCCACCAGACGCCGATCACGCAGACCCAGTTCACCAACCGGGTCGTCGCCCTGTTCACCTCACTCACCTCAGGAGCCTGACATGCACGGAAGCCCCAAGCCCGTCGAGCGCGTGGCCACCCCCGCTGGGCGGCTGCTCGGCGAGGCCCTGGTCGCGGCTCAGGAGAAGACCGGCCTGTCCCTCGTCGAGATCCTCGACCAGTCCCACGTCCTGGAGGAGTGGCCCGAGGACGAGACCTCCGACGGTGCGCTCGTGGACATGGTCTACGCGTTCACCAAGAAGGCCAAGGCCAAGGTCTGATGGCTGAGGTCACACGATCCCTGAAGCACCACGTCTCGATGGGCAACTACGAGTGGGTGGAGTACGGCGCGACCGTCTCCCTCACCCCGGCTGACCTGCCCGAGGGCGTCGAGTCCGACTTCGCGTCGATGCTCGACTTCGCCGACGAGGTGCTCCAGAACGCCCTCGCTCCTGACATCCAGGACGCGTGGGCAACCACCGCTGACGACAAGTCCTTTGTCGGCATGCACCCGCTCAACACCGAACCCACCAAGAAGGGCAAGAACTAGATGCCGCGCGAGACCATGACCCGACGTCGCCGCCCCGTGAGCGACGACAAGTACGACCCGACCCCGGACGAGTCCGGCGACGAGGGATACGCCGACGACCAGGACGAGGCCCCCAAGCGGGGCAGCCGTCGTGGATCCGCCCGCTCCGAGGAGAAGCCCTCGGGCCGACGCGGACGGGTTCATACCGAGGACGGTGACGAGGACGAGAAGCCTCGTGGCCGTCGGGGCAACAGCGCCCGTGACGAGGACGAGGACGAGTCGGCTCCCCGTCCCAAGGCTGGCAAGGGCTGGGGCGCGTTCAGCAGCCAGAAGTCCGAGAGCAGCGAGTACGCCGAGAACCTGAAGATCGACGACAAGGGTGCTCAGTCGCTGATCAAGTTCCTGGACGAGGGACCGTTCGCGGTTTACTCCCAGCACTGGATCGAGCGCAAGGGCAAGAAGTCGTTCAACTGCATCGGCAAGGGCTGCCCGCTCTGCGACAGCCTCGGTGACAAGCCCCGCCTCCAGGCGGCGTTCAACGTCATCGAGTTCCCGGAGGACGGCGACCCGAAGGTGCTCGTCTGGACCGTCGGCACCAAGGTGGCCACGCAGTTGGAGAACCTCGCCAAGGAGGAGCGCACCAAGCCGCTCAACCGCGACGACCTCTACTGGGCGGTCTCCAAGTCCGGCAAGGGCACGGCGACCACGTACTCCATCCAGGCCGTCAAGGAGCGCGACCTGGAGGACGACTGGGACACCCAGCCGCTGACCGAGGACGAGTTCGTGGCCCTCGACGAGCAGGCGTACGACGACAGCGAGATCACCTACCAGACCAAGAAGGCGCTGCGCGACATCGCCGACGAGGTGCTGGACGACTGATCCGGCGCGGGTGGATACGCCGCCCGCACCCTGCCCCACCGGCCCCCGCTGACTCACCTGGCCAGTCAGCGGGGGCCACCCCCCCACCACTTGAAGGACACCGCTATGCCCGTAAGCACCGACGTCATCTTGACGCCAGACCGCCTGGAGGAGGTGGTCGACCACTTCATGCAGCACGACGCCTTCGCGTTCGACGTCGAGGCGCAGGGTGAGAACCGGGGAGTCCCGTCCCGAGCCACGCTCTCCTGGATGGGTCTCGCGACTCATGGCATGACGGTGTCGATCCCCTTCGGCCACCCGAACGGCAACCGCCTGATCAGCAAGGCCACCCGGCGCAAGAACCCCCTGACCAAGAAGATGGACCTGATCCCCGCTCGGTACGACGCACCGCCAGAGCAGATGCGCCCGAGCGAGGTCTTCCGGATCGTCGAGCCGCTCTTCTTCAGCGACCGCATCAAGATCGCCCACAACGCCACCTACGACCTGATCTCCACGGCCAAGTACTTCGGCGAGATCGCACCCCCGGAGTACAGCGACACCATCGTGCTCCAGTGGCTGCTCGACGAGAACATGAAGCAGAAGGGCCTGAAGGAACTCGTCAAGCGCTACTACGGCGTGGTCTACGACAACGAGAACGTCGGCAAGTGCGTCGAGGCCTACCCGTTCAACAAGGTCGCCCACTACCAGTTCATGGACGCCAAGTACACGTGGATGCTCTGGAAGAGGTTCCAGCGCAAGATCGAGGAGCAGGGCCTGAGCAAGGTCCGCGACCTGGAGATGGACGTCCTCGGGGTGCTGCTGGACATGGGCATCGAGGGAGCACCGGTCGACGAGGCTGCCATCCACGAGTTGGAGGCCGACCTCTCCGAGCGCATCGTCGAGATCGAGGGCCGGGTCTACAAGGCCGCAGGCAAGGTCTTCAACATCAACTCCACCCAGCAGAAGGCCAACCTGCTCTGGGGCCCGAAGGAGGAAGGCGGGCAGGGCCTGAAGCCCCGCAAGCCGACCGACGGTGGCCTGAAGAAGCAGAAGGCTGGCCAGAGCCTCCAGCCGGTCGACTACAGCACCAACGCCGAGTCGCTGGAGTACTACCCCAAGAACCCGCTCGCCGGGACGCTCCTGGAGTACCAGGAGGTCAACAAGTTGCTCGGCACCTACGTGCAGGGCTACCTGGGCGTCGAGGGCGACCCGAAGAAGCCCCGCCGCATCTTCGACGGTCGGATCCACGCCGACTTCGTCCAGTACGGCACGGTGACCGGTCGCTTCTCGTGCCGCGAACCCAACCTCCAGAACATCCCGCGCCCCGGCACCGAACTCGGCACGAAGATCCGTGGCCTGTTCATCCCGCCGCCCGGCCACAAGTTGATCGTCGCCGACTACGGCCAGATCGAGTTGGTCGTCCTCGCCCACTACCTGGGCAGGGGCGCTCTGTTCGAGGGCTTCATGGAGGGCGTCGACCCTCACACGATGACCGCCGCCGGGGTGCTCAGGAAGGATCCGTCCGAGGTTCTACCCGCCGAGCGCCAGGCGTACGGCAAGTCGATCAACTTCGCCGTGGTCTACGGCGCGGGCCCGGACAAGGTCGCGGCCATGGCTGGCATCACCAGCAAGGAGGCCAAGAAGTTCCTCGGCATCCACATGGAGTCCTTCCCGGAGATCTACGCCTTCAAGGACGAGGTGATCGCTCGGGCTCGCAGCCGCAAGCCCCCGCACATCACCACGCTGCTGGGCCGCAAGCGCCGTCTCCCGACGATCATGTCGAGCGACTGGGGTCTGCGTGGCTACGCCGAGCGTCAGGCCGTCAACAGCCTGATCCAGGGCTCGTCGGCTGACCTCATCAAGTTGGCCATGATCCGGCTCAACAACGCGCTCCCCGAGGACATGCGACTGATCCTCTCGGTGCACGACGAACTCGTCACCATCTGCCCGGACGCACGGGTCGAGGAGGGCTCCGAGATCGTTCGGGAAGCCATGCTCGGCGAGGGCATCACCCGGCTGCTGAAGACCCCCGTAACCAGCGACCTGAAGGTCGTATCCCGATGGAGTGAGGCCAAGTGAACACCCCCTACCGAGACCCCCGCACGCTCGTCGACTGGGACGACCTGGACCTGGGCCCGATCCTGGACATCCAGACCACCCCGGTGACCGAGGCCATGCCCGCGATCCGCAGCCGACTCGTCTGGGATCTCGTTCCCGACGACAAGGTTCTGGATTGGGCAGCCGGTTTGGGAATAAACCGACCGTCCGTGAACGTGGCCTCCTACGAAGCCGCTTCCGCTGGCCTACGGCGGGCCATGCTAGAGCCTTTCGCCACCATCTTGATGGCCATGGCAACCACTTCGGCGGAAGTGATTTCAGCCGCTAGGATTATGGGACGCGCTGAATCGGATCCGGCCCCCGGTAGCACGCTGGTTGTGGTCCCGGATGACGACGAGACCGGCCCGGCTGTCATGGCTGCGGCGGTCGCGATCATCGCGAACCTGATCGACCTCGATGTACTCACCTTTGGAAAGGCGCTCGAACTGTGAACTTCTGGGCAACCCAACTGGGCGGCACCCCCGCCCCGGCACCGGCACAGCAGCCGAGCATCGCGGGCTACCCGAACGGCTACAGCCCGAGCCCCTTCTACCAGCCCCCGGCGCAGCAGCATCAGCAGCCGGTCCAGCAGCACCAGCAGGTGCCGCAGCAGAACGACGGCGAGTGGGGAACCATCGAGGGCTCGTTGAAGAAGGCCCGCTCGGCCTCCCTCACCGAGACCTGTCCCGAGTGCGGGAGCGGCGACTTCTTCAAGCCGCAGGGCAACCCCAACGCGATGTCGCAGTGCTACACGTGCGGCTACAACCCTCGCTTCGGGCACACCACCGCAGGGGGTGGGATGCCGTCTGGAGACACCGGCCCCACCCAGGCAGCCCGACAGACCGAGTCCGGCGGACGAGGCGGCGTGAGCAACTACCGCCCGCAGCAGGTCATCGGCAAGGTCGGCGGCTGAGCACTTAGCACGACCCCGTAGTACCCCTTCCATCTGACAATCACCCCCTCCTTTGGAGTTGCTTTGAGCACCCCTGAAACTGCCATGTCTCCGTTCGCCGAAACGATCATGAAGCAGAAGTACCTGCACCCCGGCGAAGAGACCTGGCGCGACATCGCGAACAGGGTTGTGCCCACCGTCCTCGGCCCGATGTTCCCCGAACTGGTCGACGAGATGACCGAGGCCGTCGTGGCTCGGAAGTTCATGCCCGGTGGCCGCTACCTCTACGCCACCGGCAAGCGGTTCCACCAGACCCAGAACTGCCTCCTGATGCGTGCTGGCGACAGCCGCGTCGAGTTGGCCGACCTGATGAACCGGGTCACCAGCGGCCTGATGACCGGCGCTGGCGTCGGCATCGTCTGGTCCGACCTGCGCGAGGAGGGTGCGCTCGTCAAGGGCATGGGTGGCGAGTCCACCGGCCCCCTCGCCTTCATGCAGATGGTCAACGAGATCGGTCGCCACATCATGCAGGGCGGCTCGCGCCGCGCCGCGATCTGGGCCGGGCTGCACTGGAATCATCCCGACGTCTTCAAGTTCATCACCCTGAAGAACTGGTCCTCGGACATCGTGGCGATGAAGGAGAAGGACTACAACGCCGTCGCGCCGATGGACATGACCAACATCTCGGTCATCCTCGACACGGCCTTCTTCGCGGCCTACGAGGACGAGACCAACGAGATGCACGACTGGGCCCAGAAGGTCTACTGGTCGGTCGTCGAGCAGATGCTCACCACGGCTGAGCCGGGCTTCTCCATCGACGCCGGGGAGAACGAGGGCGAGAACCTCCGCAACGCCTGCACCGAGGTCACGAGCCACGACGACAACGACATCTGCAACCTCGGCTCGCTCAACATGGCCAAGATCGACACGGTCGAGGAGTTCGCCCGCCTCGTCGAGGTCGGCACCGCCTTCCTGCTGGCTGGCACCGAGTACTCCCTGGTCCCCTACGAGGGCGTGGCCCAGACCCGGCAGAAGAACCGCCGCCTCGGGCTCGGCATCATGGGCGTCTACGAGTGGCTGGTGAAGCGGGGCTACCGCTACGAGCCGAACGACGAGTTGGGCCTGTGGCTCGACGAGTACGCCAAGAGCACGGAGATCTCCCACCGCTACGCCGACCGCGCTGGCATCAGCCGTCCGGTGAAGACGCGGGCCATCGCCCCGACCGGCACCATCGGCATCCTGGCCGAGACGACCACGGGGATCGAGCCCTTGTTCGCAGCGGCCTACAAGCGCCGCTACCTGAAGGGCCAGGAGTGGCACTTCCAGTACGTCGTGGACGCCACCGCTCAGCGCCTGGCCGACCAGTACGGCGTGGACCCGGACAGCCTGGAGACCGCGTACGTCCTGGCCTCCGACCCCGAGCGCCGGATCCGGTTCCAGGCCTGGGTGCAGCAGTGGGTCGACCACGGCATCTCCAGCACCCTGAACCTGCCGGGCTGGATGGAGCAGGACTTCACCCACAAGGAGTTCGGCGGCTTCCTCATGAAGCACCTGCCGAACCTGCGCGGCGTGACTTGCTACCCGGACGGCGCACGAGGCGGTCAGCCGCTCAACGTGGTGCCCTACTCCGAGGCCAAGGCCCAGATCGGCATCGAGTACCTGGAGATCGGCAACGACCAGGCCTGCGTCAGCGGGGTGTGCGGCGTATGAGCAAGCACATCATCCTCCAGTTCCACGCGGACTGGTGTGGCCCCTGCCGGGTCGTGACCCCGATCCTGCGAGAGATCGTCGAGGAGAGTCGCGGCACCCTCAGCCTGGTGCGGACCGACGTCGACAAGTACCCGACCGACGCGGCGAAGTGGGAGGTCAAGGGCATCCCCACCGTGATCCACCTCGACGAGGAGGGCAACGAGATCGCTCGGATGGTCGGCGCACAGCCGAAGACCCTGCTGAAAAAGAATCTCAAACTCGCAGGCTGAAGTAGCAACTACGCGGCTGGACTCGAACCGGTTTCACGAATACGGTTTGAGTCCAGCCGTTTCCACCTCCCACCACCCACATTGGAGCCCCATGGGTAACATGCAAGAGGCCCTCGCCGTGATGGCGAAGGTCAACAAGGAGTTCGGCGCGGACGCAATCGTCGTCGCCACGGACATGGCGATCCCCCGCCGGTTCACCACCGGTTCCGTGAGCCTCGACGTCGCCCTCGGTGGCGGCTGGCCCGCGAACCAGTGGAACGAGGTCATCGGCCTGGAGAGCCACGGCAAGACCGCCGTGTGCCTGAAGACCATCGCCGCCAACCAGGCGCTCGACCCTGACTTCCTGACTCTCTGGGTCGCCGCCGAGCACTACGACCTGGACCAGGCCGAGGCCCTGGGTGTCGACAGCAGCCGCGTCATCGTTCTACCCACCCAGGAGATGGAGGTGGCGCTGGAGAAGATGCTCGACTTCGTCGGCTCGCGCGCTGTCGACGCTGTGGTCCTGGACTCCTACCCGGCGCTGATCCCCGCCGAGGAGGAGGGCAAGGGGATGGACGAGAGCGTCATGGCTATCGGCGCTCGGCTGATGGGCAAGTTCTTCCGCAAGGCCGGGAAGGCTGGCAAGCGGAATCTACGCGACCCGTACGACGCCCCGTTCCTCGGCCTGATCATCAACCAGTACCGGGACGCCATCGGCTCGTTCAGCCCCCACGGCACCCCGAAGACCACGCCGGGTGGCAAGGCCAAGAACTACGGCTTCTACACCCGCGTCGAGGTCCGTCGTGACGAGTTCATCGAGGAGGCCCGGCCCGGCAAGGGCAAGGTCAAGGTCGGCCAGACCATCAAGGTGAAGACGATCAAGAACAAGTCGAACGCGCCCCAGCAGGTCGCGAGCATCGACTTCTACTTCCGTGACGCCCCGATCAAGGGCTTCGAGCGCGGAGACTACGACACGGTCAAGGAGATCGTCGTCATGGGCGTTCTGTTCGACGTCATCAAGCAGTCCGGCGCGTGGTTCTCGTTCGAGAACGGCGAGGTCGACGACAAGGGCAAGCCCCGCTACCGCTGGCAGGGCGCACCGGCAATGTCCGAGTACCTGCGTGGCGACCTGAACCTCCAGGACGAGGTCACCGCCGCCGTCATGGAGGCCATCGCCAACAAGGACGTCGAGCGAGTCAGCGCAGAGGACGTCGAGGCTGCCGAGAACGCGGGCACCAAGAAGGTCACCCGCCGCACGAAGGCCGCGTGAGGGGGGACGTCGCGCTGGCGGTCTGTCTCATGCTCGCCTGCGCGTACATCCTCCATCAGCACCGCAAGATCCTCCGTCTCATCGACCGTTTGGAGCGCAACCGTGGCCATCACGTCACTGAAGAAGAGCCAGCGCCAGGAGAAGGCAACAGCGAAACGATTCGGCGGCTCCGTCAACGCGGGGTCGGGCAACGGCTGGGTCAGGAAGAACGACGTGCGGACTGACGACATCTCGTTCGAGATGAAGTACACCGACGCCAAGTCCTACTCGCTGAAGGCAGCGGACCTGCGCCTCGCTGAGCGGCACGCGCTGCTCGACGGCAGGGAGATGGCGTTCGGGATCTCGTTCTCGGGCGAGCGTGACTACGTCGTCGTCCCCGCCGAGTACTTCGAGCGCCTGCACGACGCGCTTCATACGAAGGGCGGGGACGCCTGATGGTGATGCACCTCCGCATCCCCGCGCCGCGCTGGCACGGTGGAGGCGACCCGCTGAAGGAAGCGCACTGCTACTCCTTCCCGGTCTCTCGGGCCTACGACCCCTGGTTCGGGATGGTCGACGGCAAGTTCGACATCTCCGAGCAGGACGAGGCGATGAAGATCTGCAACGGCATCGACTCAGGCCGGGTCTGCCCGCTCCGACAGGAGTGCCTCGTCTTCTCGCTGAAGAACAACTGCGGGGACGGGATCTGGGGCGGCATGCACGAAGAGGACCGGACGCAGATGCGTCGATTCATGAAGGAGAAGGACTGGGCATGGCACGAGCCGACGCTACGCGAGCACGAACTCCCGGTGGACGACGACGGGTCAAGCCTGTTGGTCTGATGTCGGAACTCGCCGCAGCGAAGAAGGTCAAGGCCTCTCTGCTCGGCGACATCCAGGCCCACCTCCTGAAGGAGCACCAGAAGCCCACCGACCGCCGCCAGGACATCCTGCACCCCAGCGAGATGGCCAAGGCGGACTGGTGCCCCCGACAGTCGTTCTACAGGCTGTCGGGGGCTACGGCCACCAACCCGGACAACGACAAGTTCTCGTTCGCGCTGGAGACGATCTTCGCCGAGGGCCACGAGATCCACCGCAAGTGGCAGCAGTGGCTCTGGGACATGGGTCGGCTCTGGGGCAAGTGGAAGTGCCTGATGTGTGGGGCCGAGTGGTACGACACCTCTCCGCAGGGCTGCGCGAGCGGCTCGTGTCCAGGCGACAAGGGTGTCCTGGTCTACCGCGAGGTGCCACTGGAGGCCGAGGCCAAGTACCTCATCGCCGGTCACGAGGACGGCGCTGACAACAAGACCAACAGCCTGGTCGAGATCAAGTCCATCGGCCAGGGGACGCTGCGGTTCGAGGAGCCCAGCCTGCTTCGCAAGTGGCAGGTCGAGACCACGGACGGCAAGAAGGTCTACGACCTGGACGGGCTCTGGAAGGACATCAAGCGCCCGCTCAGCAGCCACGTCCGCCAGACCATGATCTACCTCGCGCTCTGCCGGGAGATGGGCCTTCCGTACGACAAGGTCACGTTCCTCTACGAGTACAAGGCCAACCAGCAGGTCAAGGCCTTCGAGTTGAAGTGGTCGCCCGAGATCGTCGAGCCGCTGCTCGAACAGGCGCTCGACGTCAAGTACTCGCTGAAGACCGGCAAGCCCCCCGCACGACCGTCCTTCACGGGGCGAGACACCACCACCTGTCGAGGCTGCGCGTTCCTCGACCTCTGCTACGAAGGAGAAACCGATGACTCGACGAGTCGTTCGGCCAATGAAGAACCTGACCCTGAGTATGGGGACAGCCTCGCTGGAGGCGGCTCGGCGACTCGAACTGCAAGGGCTCGACGTGCCGATTCGACCGAGGGACGACGTCCCCGATCTGCCCGAGGACATCACGGATCTGTCGGACGCGGAACTGATGGGGACGTTCGTTCGGCTGACGCGCTGGACGGAGTACATCGGGGCTCAGTTGGCAGCGGCCCAGGTCGACGAGAAGTACGCCGACGCTTCACTTGACAAGATCAAGGCCCTATCCGCCGTGGCGAATATGGCTGAGAAGACAGTGACTGCGGCCAAGGCTCGGGCCTACGAGGACCAGGCGTTCATCGAGGCCCAGGAAGCCGTCCACGCGGCGTACGCCTTCCGGAAGTTGACCGAGTCGATCTACACCGCGACCGACAACAAGGCCGCGCTGCTCTCCCGCGAACTCACCCGCCGGGTGAACCGCAACGACCGCGACTCTCGCGCCAACGGAAGGTTCGGATCATGAGGATCGGCGTGGACGTGGACGACGTCCTGTTCCCTTGGGGCTACCGAGCGCACGCGCTCTGCAAGGCAGCCGGGATCACCAACGGCAAGCAGGTCACCCAGTGGGAGGCGCACCTGGACTACGGCGTGCCACTCCAGTCGTGGCTCGACGCTGTCGGCCCGATGGTGGACGACGGCTCCTACCTCGCGGCCCCGTACGAGGGCGTACAGGACGCGCTGGCGCGGCTCCAGGCAGCCGGGCACACCATCCACCTCGTCACGGCCCGTGGGGGCTTCTCTCGCGGCTCGGAGATCCGCCAGCAGACCATCCAGTGGCTCAGCGACTGGGAGATCCCCTACGACGCCCTGACGTTCTCCAAGGACAAGACCGTCGTCAACGTGGACGTCTTCATCGACGACAGCCTGAAGAACTACGACGCGCTCGTGGCAGCCGGGGTCAACACCTACCTCGTGAACCAGCCGCACAACGGCCCGTGGTTCGACCGCCGTCAGCGGGTCAACTCCTTCGTCGAGTTCGCGGACCTGCTGTGCCAGTAGTCCGCCGCAGGCACACCCTCCCGTACTGCACCTGCACCAAGCAGAGCCCCTCCTTCACCTGCCTGGAGGGCCGCTGGGTGCACGTCTGCTGCCGTCGCGAGTCCAAGGTCGCCTGGCTGCGTCGATGGGGCTGAAGCAGCGCAAGCACACACGACTCGCCCAGCCCCGGCCCCCGTGGGAGTGGCGAGAGACGGCCAACAAGGGAGCGCCCCGCACGCTCCTGTCCAACCACAAGAACCCGGTCACCGTGTCTCTCGGGGGAGCACGCGTGGTGGCCGGGCAGTTCGACTGGATGCTGCGGCTCTACCAGCACAAGGGAGCCACCAAGCAGTCCAGGTTCTGGCAGGACGAATCCGGATCGGACTTCGTGGCGTACTTCGCCGAGGAGTGGGATCGGATTTCTGAAAAGGCCTGCTGGCTCGAACTCGTGGATCCGGATACCGAATCGGTTTTGCGAACCGGAATCAGATCTGCTAGAAAGTACGGAACCACCGCTGACACAGCGCGCGGCCCGATGTGGGTCGTCCCGCTGGATCTCTATTCGCTTCACGACTAGGAGACACCACATGAGCCACCTTCATACTCGGGGCTACGTCAGCCCCAGCCCCCGGCGGAACGCGTTCCTCGCTGCCCAGCGCAAGCGGAACCGCCGCCACACCCTGGGAGGCATCGCCATCGTCCTGGGCGCTGTCCTGGCCAACCTGATCTTCTGGCCCGCCCTGGTCTTCCTCATCGTCGTCGCCGCGAAGTGGGCTGCCTGATGGCGCGCAAGGTCCAGGAGGGCTATCCGGCCTGGGGTTCGACCCCTCGCCTGCACCGGGGATACATCGTCACCGAGAAGATCGACGGCACCAACGGGCTGATCTCCATCGAGGTCGTCGACCCGACCAGCGTTGGTTCGACCGGACTGGCCGTTGTCGTCCAGACCGGGGAGGCCACCTACCTCGTGCGAGCAGGCTCCCGCACCCGCTGGCTCGGCGACGGCCAGGAGAACCATGGCTTCTGGGCCTGGGTCAAGGAGAACGCCCTCACCCTCGTGAACGACCTGGGCGAGGGCCTGCACTACGGCGAGTGGTTCGGCAAGGGGATCAACTCGGGCTACGGCCTCGACGAGAAGTACTTCGCCCTGTTCAACAGCCACCGCTGGGAGGGTTCGTCGTTCACCACGCCGAACCTGACGGTCGTACCGGTCCTGCACAAGGGTGACAACGCGGCCAACCTCAACGAGGTCGTCGAGAACCTCATCGCCGACCTGGCGACGTTCGGCTCGCACGCCCGTCCGGGTGCGCTGGCCGAGGGCATCATCATCTTCCACGTCGCCTCGGGCCAGAAGTTCAAGGTCACCATCCAGAACGACGAGAAGCCCAAGTCGCTGGTGAACGCATGAACATCATCGGCGACCCCGGCTACTACCCCATGGACGTCCAGCCTCCGGTGCCCAGCAAGCCCGAGCCCACGATCAAGGCCGTCCCGAACGGCTACGGGATCAACTCGAACTCGCTGAAGATCCACGTGACGCCGACCAAGCGCTGGGCCGTCGCCCGCCGCTCGGACGACGACATCGAGTTCGTCCTCGCTCAGCACGTGCGGATCATCGACGGCTGCCTGCACTTCTACGACCAGGAGGACGCGTACATCAGCGCGGACGTCGTACTGCTCCTGGCGGCGGGCACCTGGCGCACCTGCGCCCCGGCGGTGGGCGGATGATCCCCTACCTGCTCCTCATCCTCCTGCTGGCTGTCAGCGGGGCCCTGGCCTTCGCGTGGCACGTCCTGCGCCTGGCCCAGCAGGAGATCGACCGCCTGGACGACGTGGTCGAGACGCAGGGCCTGGAGATGGTCCGACTCAGGGCCCGCGACCTGGAGGTCAAGAAGCACGCCGAGACGCTGCTGATCCACATGGCTCCGCTCGTCGAGAAGACCGACTGGATGACGGGTCGCTGGCACGGCAAGTTCAACGAACTCGTCCGCCTGGAGAACCAGCGCAACCAGGCGGCAGAGCACATCCGCAAGGCGCTCTTCGAGATGCCCGGCATCCGTGACTTCACCAAGGCCCACGGTCGGGATCTCTTCAAGGGCGCAACCACCCAAGGACTCAGGAGCCTCATCGGATGACCAAGATTCATCTCCCGCGCGTCGTCGGAGTTCACGGCGTCGCGCGTTCAGGTAAGGACACCATCGGCGAGGGGCTGGCGAAGCACGGCTACGAGCGCGTCTCGTTCGCCGACCCCATGCGCCGGGCGCTGTACAAGATGGACATGATCATCGGGGCGGACACCAAGGGTCGGCTCTGGAGGCTGGCCGAGGTGGTCGACGACATCGGCTGGGACGACGCCAAGACGGCCATGGACAGCGAGCCCCGTCGGCTGCTCCAGGTCTTCGGCACCGAGGTCGGTCGCGACATGTTCGGCGAGAACTTCTGGGTCGACCAGGCCCTGAAGATCGTGAACGCCCGGCCCGAGCAGCGGTTCGTCTTCACCGACGTCCGGTTCGAGAACGAGGTCGAGGCCGTCCGCAACCTGCCCGACTCGTACCTGCTGAAGGTGGAGCGGCCCGGCGTGGTGTCGATCAACGGCCACTCCAGCGACCGGTCGCTGCCGAACCACCTGTTCGACTCCTCGGTCATGAACGACGACACCATCGAGTACCTGCACGCCACGGTCCTTGATCATCTCCGGTGGGTCCACGGATGATCTACATCGGCATCGACCAGTCGTACTCGGGCTTCGGCCTGGTCGGCTACAACTTGGAGACCGGGGACCACCAGGCCGTGCTCGGCAAGTTCGACCCCAAGAAGTACGGCACGGGGATCGACAGGCTCTACGAGATCGACCAGTGGCTGGAGGAGGAGATCTCCGGGCTCAACGAGGGTCGCCCCTCGCTCACCGGCCACGTCTGCATGGAGGGCTACGCGCCGGGCTCGAAGTTCGGTCGTGAGAAGGCGGGGGAGTTGGGTGCCACGGTCAAGATGACGCTGCGTAACTGCCTCCCGGACCCCGTCAACTACCCGACCATCGTCAGCCCGACCGGCCTGAAGAAGTACGTGCTCGGCAAGGCAGCCTCGGGCAAGAACGTCATGCTCCTGGGTGTCTACAAGAAGTGGGGAGTGGAGTTCGCCAACGACAACCTGGCGGACGCCTACGCCCTGGCACGGATCGCAGCAGCCATGGACGGGGGTGGCAGCCTGGTCTACGAGCGGGACGTCATTTCCGCCCTGACCCGACACACGGAACGCCTCAATTCCTGAATCGGATTCTTGTTAGTACTCCTGGTCGGATTTCCCCTACCCTCGGGTGAGGATTACAAATCGGATTCGACCAGGAGTACTGACATGGCCACGACTGACACTGAAGACCGGATTCTCCGCGTCAAGGGGTCGTCGGCCCCGTCTTCCCTCGCCTCCGCGATCTCCCACGGCGTCTCCGACGGCCAGAACGTCGTGATGCGCGCCATCGGCGCTGCCGCCGTCAACCAGGCCATCAAGGCCGTGGCCATCGCCCGGTCCTTCGTGGCCTCCCGAGGCATCGACCTCCACTGCATCCCCGCCTTCCACACGGTCGACGTGAACGGCGAGGAGATGTCCGCCATCGTGATCAAGGTCTTCCCGGCCAAGAACTGATTCTCAGTCAAACCGGTTTCCGCCCTAGACTGGATTTGATTCAGCCAGGAGGCGTGAAATGAACGGTGAAGGCCGTAGTGGTGAGTTCCTCGGTGGTGCTTACGAGGTCAAGAAGCCGTCATTCCAGACCCAGCAGCAGGGCGCTGGCAAGTCGTTCGCGTTCAAGTCCGTGCTCGACAACGTCCAGCCGTCGGGTAACGGGGCCTCCGTGGCCGACCGGGCCCGCATGTACAAGGGCGGCAAGTTGGGCTCGATCAACGGGCGCTCGGTGGACACGGACGCCAAGGCTCAGTGGCTGGATTCCCCGTACCGGACGTTCGGATAAGGACAGAGATGGCGAAGAACACTCAGAGCGAGCCCAAGGGCAAGTTCGCAACCCAGGGCACCTCGGTGGCCAAGTCCGTCGCGAAGTCGCAGTCGGCTGCCCCGCAGAAGGGCATCCTGCGTCCGCGTGGCGGTTCCAAGGGCGGGATGCTGGAGGGCGCGACCGCGTCCCACAAGGCGAACGTCCAGGAGCGTCTCGGCGCGAAGTTGGCCCCGCAGGCGACGCTGTACGCGCCCAACGCGGCTGAGGCCAGCGCCACCCAGCGCAACGTCGTGACCGTCCCCTCGGCCATCGGCAACCGCGACTTCTACCTGCGTCGCCAGTACGGCCAGGGCACCTGACATGGCTCGTCACCGTTCGGAGTTCCCGCAGACCCAGAACGCGCGGGTCCGCGAGAACGCTGAGCGACTGGCGATCACGTCGCCTCTCACGAGGAACATCAACGAGATCAACCGGTCGGATCCCAAGGGCGCGGCTGCTCAGGCGTACCTGGGCCTGCACCGGGGAGCCAACTTCGCAGGCGGCTTCGAGGCCGCAAGGAGCAACTGATGGACATTCTGCCCAAGGGCCGTCAGGCCAAGCCGCTGAAGTTGGGTCGGGCTGCTCGCGCCGACGACCGGCGCTTCCAGGCCAACAGCGAGGGCTCTCGCTCCAGCCAGTTCGGCCAGGGCTGGGCCTCCGCGTCCAACCCCGAGTCCGCTGCCCAGGCCCGTCACGCCGAGCGCGAGTGGGGCCGGGCCTGAGCCCACCTGCAAGTCCGTCTAGGGGCTGGATGCTCCCGGCCAGCCGAACCGGCTCCGGGGCCTCCAGCCCCTGTCGCGTCCAAGAGAGGTTCCGATGAGCAACTGGTCATACCTGCCCGGCGTGGATCAGCCCGGCTCGAACGTGCGCGCGAACGGTGGGGCTGGCACGCAGGCCCTGCGCTTCCGTGACGGGCTCGACGCTGCCCGCTCGGCCATGGGCGACCGAGTCCCCTCAGCGGAGTACCCCGACGGCTACCTGGGCACGATCCAGTCCCGTCGCGAGGACCGCGTGCTGAACAAGGTCAAGCAGAAGTTGAACGACCGCTCGTACCAGCGGGGCGTGCACAAGGGCGAGCGGATCGACCCGAGCGACTACTACTGGCCGGACGAGATCAACCCGCAGATCGGCCTGGAGTACGAGGCTCGCGGGCTGAAGTGGCGGGCCAAGGGCAGCACGGTCAGCGAGCGGCTGGCCCACATGGGCAAGACCGAGGTGGCCAGCCCTGCAGAGGTGGCAGCGGCCCGGCAGATGTACGGGCTCACCGACCCCGGCACCCCGAACGAGATAGACCCCATCCGCCAGCAGCGGATGGCCAAGTTGATGCCCTCCTGGAGGTAGGCAGATGGCAGCCAAGAAGCCGCTCGACATGAGCAACCCGCGCCACTTCAAGGTGGCCGTGCAGAACGTCCGCAACGTGCACGACAGCGCCGACGCGGCCACCCAGGAGGCTGGGCGCACGTGGTATCCGCAGGTCCACGACGCGGTCGCCAAGGGCGTCAAGGGCACCTCGACGTCCGAGCGGGCGGGTGCTGGGCTGGTGTCCGCTGTCTCCCCGAACATGGACTGGGAGGGTGGCAACATCCACGCGCTGCGGGAACTGCACCGGCTGAAGGCGGCGGACTTCGCCAACATCAACAAGGGTGACCGCACCTCGCTGAAGGGGCTCAGCATCTCGGCTGCGTACGGCAGCGGCATCGAGAAGGCCCACCGGATCATGCAGGGTGAGGATCCGGACCACGTCCTGACCGGCCCGAAGACGAACGCGTTCTTCCACAACATCCACGAGCCGCACGTCGGCGGTCCGGTCACGGTCGACGGGCGGGCGTACGACATCGCCCACAACCGGCTGCAGACCTGGACGGCTGACCGGGGGATCTCGGGCCAGATGCACACCCCCAAGGGCGTGGTCACCTCGGCCCACGTGCGCTACAACCGGGTCGCCGACGTCTACCGGTCTGCAGCCTCCGCGATCTCGCAGGAGAGCGGCCAGGAGATCCACCCGCACGACGTGCAGGCGGTCACCTGGGAGCAGGGCAAGCGGATCGAGCGGTCGGGCACTACGGCGTCGGGGCAGCCTCGGAAGGTCGGGGTTCGTCGGATGGGTCAGCCGTACCTCTGATCCTCTGGACGGTCCGCCAGGCGATGGCTTCCTGGGCCACGACGTCGTCCACCTCGTCATGGGTGTACGGCTCGTTGGCCCGCTTCAGCGCCCGGTAGATCGTCTCGAAGTCTTCATCAGAGATTTCCATAGGCACCATCCTAACCGTTCCGCACGACATTGAAAGGGCCGATCAGATGCAGTCAGCAGATGGGCAGTACGACTACTCGCGGCCCTGGCAGAGCAACGAGGAGCGGCTCACGAGTCAGGCCCTGGGAGCCATCGCTCAGATGCCTGCGGCGGTCATCCAGCAGATCCGACCGCCGCTCCCGCGAGTGCAGTTGTTCCCGCCTCGAACCGGTTACCGGGTGGACGCATTCGGAATCCGAGACGTCGTGAATGTCTCGACCATCTATCCGGGCTCCCGAACCGACTATTCTGGAAGCAATTCCGGATACCAGGGAACCTCGACTCCGTCTCTCGGTTTGATGTAAGGACACGCATGAGCAAGAGCCACAAGCCGCACCGGGCAGACGACAAGAGGAACCCCGGTCTCGGCGACAACGTGAAGACAACCGTCCGTCAGGGCGAAGGCGCGGGCCACCGGCTCGTCGACCTGTTCAACGACCGGTCCAAGGGTCGCAACGGCAAGGGCAAGAGGAGCGTCAAGTAATGGCATACCCCCAGTCGCGTTCGATGAACGCAGAACTCAACGAGGGTGCGACCGACGGCAAGTACAAGAAGGTCATCGCGAACCGTGGTGGCGTCGTCGAGCCCAGCACCTACAAGAACCGGGTCGACCTCGACGGTCACTACTACGGCATCCACGAGGAGCCGGTCAAGATCCGTCCCGACGGCAAGGCCGTTCATACTCCGCTGTACGTGCCGACCGGTGAGGCGCAGTACTGATGACCGTCTACAGCCAGAACGGCTACGTCGCCAACAACGTCGGGCTGACCAAGGTCTACACGGTCCCGAAGTCCAAGGTGAAGTTGCGTCTCCGCAAGGGCGACGTCGCTGCTGTCCTGCTGTACGTCGCGGCCTGGGTCGACCAGAACGTCGAGGACATCGACACCCGCGCGGGCGTCCGTGGCTTCGACGTGGCCGACGATTGGTCCTACGCTGAGCGCCCGATCCGGGGCCAGACGAAGACCCTCAGCAACCACTCCTCGGGCACGGCCATCGACATCAACGCCGTGCGCCATGGGCGTGGCGTCCACGGCACCTGGACCACCGCTCAGAAGGCCAAGATCCACGCCTTCCTGAAGACCCTCGACGGGGTCGTGCGCTGGGGCGAGGACTACTCCTCGGCCTCGGTCATCGACGGCATGCACTTCGAGATCGTCGGCTCCCCGGCCCAGGTCAAGGCGGTCGCCAAGAAGATCGGCAAGACGGGCTCCAAGAGCCGCACGGCCATCGCCTCGATCCTCGCGGTGCTGGCCCTCTCGGCTGCTGGGTACGGCGTCAACACGGCCACCAACCCTGGCCCGCCCGCCCCGAAGCC